TCCAAGAGGATTGAATTTCCCACCTGACTCTACAGCCACGATATCTCCGGGTTCGAGATCTATGTCTGTGAAGAAGCTATAAAGAACTGGCCTTGCTGGTGAGTAGATACATTGGACTACTTTCATTTTGTTTTCCTCGTTAAAAGGGTAAATCGTCGTTGCCTACCTGAAGAGAGTAAGGGATTCGAACCCTTGGGCCAAAAGGCCACCGGTTTTCAAGCCCGGCGCATTAAACCACTCTGCCAACTCTCCAATTAGTATCCTAATGAATACCAGAAGAAGGATAAGCTTACTAACAGTGTCCACATAGCCACGAGCGCTCTTAACTATGAGTTTCTATGCTTCGTTGCTGTTTCAGCTTATCCTTCCCTTGCTAGTCGTTAGGGTCTTCGCCTATAAATTCTAGTCGCCAGTCTCGCATAAGCCAATTGATACGGCTAGTCTCAAAAGCTTTGTACATCTGCTCAAAACCTTCGTCTATAGCATATCTTATCTCATCACTAAGAACTAGCCCTGGAACAGCCCAACGTTTAGTCACCACGCCTCTAGATTTAGAGTTAATTGCCGCATTAATATGCTGGTCAAGCCGCTGAGCACTCTCGTCTAGCATACCTTCGTATTCTTTATCTATCCATTGACGCGTGGGCCAATTTGTAACTATAGGTATGCCTTCTCTTGTAAGGCGGTCAAAAAAGCGAGAACTGTGATCCTTTAACGTAGATTCGTAATCAATTGCTACCTGGCTATCCCCATCCTCACCAGCCGGATCAACACCAGCCCAAAATTTCTCTGGGCGTTCAAGGTGTCTTCTCAAGTCAGCCTCTGGTATTTTAGGCCATCCGGCCATCTCACGCTGGCGTACTTTAGAGAATTGCCTCTCCTGCAACGTTAATACATAATCTAAAAAAGTTGCTTCCGGCTTTCGAGTTTCTTTCAAAGGAACATCGCCCATTGTTTGGGCAATATAAGATGGGTCATTTACAAGGTCGTCTCGACGTTGGAATTCATCGCGGGTAATTTCTCTCCAAGGGACCTCATCGGTATCGTCTGGGTCTAATATACAAGCTGCGGGCAGTTCTCCAGATGTTACTAACAGACAGTTTTCTGAACAGCATGTACATGCCCAATATTTAGGTTTGTTCATTTTTTCTCCTTTGGAATCTCTTTTTTCCAGTTCTTTCGCAACCTAGAAGATATTTTGCAGACAGTCCCTAAGGCTATGATTTCTTCTGGGTAAAGGGCATCAGTGTCGAGCTTTTCGATAGCTTCAACGATAAAGGAAACTACACCCTTCGCGCGATTTCTCATATGCGCTCGAATAGAGTTGCTATGTAAGGTTCTTTTCATTTTGTCTCCAATCTGATTGGGTTTTCTGGATCCCAAGTTTCTACTGACCAGCGACGAATCCATTTTTCGTATTCTGGGCGGATATCTTTGAGAATTATGTGGAGGATCTCAGTCTTAGGGCCTGTTTCGGAGGCAATCGCCGGCCCGGTATAAGAGAAATACTTGCCGCTTATCCGAGATAGATATTTTATGTCTACCGACACGAGCTCATCAGTGTCGGCATCAATACCAGAAAGCATGGTAGGTGCCTTTTGGTGCTTTAGGTAGCCTGTTGCGGCCTGAACCCACCAGTTTTTTAGGTGGATTAGTTTTACGTCTGGCTGTACTGATAGGCTATCATAATTAGATGGAATTTTCCAATCTAGGCCATACTCACGCTCAGCGCGATATCTCATATCGCCAATATTGATAGAATCCACTCTACATATAAAGGCGCGCTCAGTTCCTTCAAGCATAGGCCTAAATATGCGAACTATCTCGCTAGGTGCCTTTTTTTGGTCTTCTGGATGAATTTCCCAGCCAAAATCTTTTAATGAGGCTAAAGATTCTTGGTGTACTATGCCTATCACATAACCATAAGACAGTTCAATAATAGGCAGGCAAAATACTACTGTTTTCATTTTGTCCTCTCCCAAGATAAGATTTTTAGTTCGGGCCTTTCCAACCGTGGCGATTAGCCCAATCTGCTAGGGCAGCTTCTGAGAAAATGTCCTCTGGCTTCTGATCGATGCAATAGTCTTGTACGTGTGCGGTATTATAGAGCTCTTCTAACTCAAGTTCACACCAGCAAAAATCTATAATATCATCCCTAGAATATACATCTCCTACACCCCAATTTTCAGCCACGTAGGTACAGACTTCTTCTGAGTCGAATTCACTTAGATCAACATCGACCGTTACGGTCTTTTCTATTTCAATAGACATAGATTTCCTCCCAAGCATCAACGATCTCCCAACCAGGAACGGGAGCGAGTTTCAAAAATGGGCCCTTTCGCTTTCCAAACATCTGAATGGGCAATGAACGGCAGGTCTTTACAATGTTCATACGTTCTGCCTGAACGTATTTTGGGGTGTTCTTGGGCATGCGAAAATAGGCATACTTTGGACATTCGGGCCGAGTGAAATTTATAAAGGCGCCTTTTATAAGTGCGCGTCTGCCAGTTTCTTTATGGCGAATTACTATTGACATTTTTTCTCCTTCTTTTAATAGACCTTAATTCAACGTTATTCATGAGTGCTCTCCAAGTGCAAAAGGTTTATAATTTTCTTGTCTCGAAGACCATATCCGCGGGGGCCTTGGCTCCGAATGTAGCCTTCACAGCATCTTTCCAGCTCCTTGCTGCGGCTTCTGCTTCTTCTAGATTCGCTACTAGGCCAGTGCGATCGAAACGAGAGTCGCTTTCGGATTTTAGCGTCCAGACTAAGCTGTTAGGTGTTTCTTCTTTCTTAGGAGCACTTTTTGCTTCCGTGGGTTTAGTTTTTTCTGCCACTTGTTTTCTCCATAGAGAGGTTAAGGAATCGGTAGTTTGAAAATAACCACCAAACAAGACACTATTTTGAGGAGTGTCCTGCGTGCTGATTACTTACAATTACCTAATAAAAGAGCACCTACCGCCCGACTAGGCCTTTAGAAAGGCTAGGGCGAGGAATCAAAAGGCCGAAGGTATCGGGTGTGTAGGTGCTCATCGTTCTTAGTTATCTTTCTTGTGTTCTTCCTCGTTAAGTCTGTGGAACTCATAATCATATGCCGAGATATGACCTCGCTTTCGAAGCTCTCGATTCAGTTCTAAGCGCATATAGTCAGCTTTCTTTAGGCGGCGTAGAAGATAGACTACCCATTGAATAAGAAACATAATGATAATGCCAAGTAGAACTATAACGAGCTTCTCCATCTTAAGCCTCCGCGTAGAGTTTATTATCTAAATAGAGAGCATACTTTCGATATATGCTCGTTTCGGCCGTGACATTGAAAGGATGATGCAAATATTCCTCGGCGCCTAGAAAAATAGGCTCTATCTCGGAGAATTTTCTCATCGTGGACGGCGTAAGGCCACTCGCTTTTAGCCAATTAGTCAGGCTTATAATACAAGCGTGTTTCTTTTTATACAGCTTTTCATATACACGACCGAGTTCGAATGTGTATAGAACCGTCCAGAGTAGGTGCTCCTTGGATTTACGAACCCATAAAGACATTGGATACAATCTATGGGCAGTCGTTTTGTAGAACTCACCGTTTGATTTGATAAGCCGCGGCATATCGAAGACGTCTGCTGCGATCGCGATCATCTGCGTGGCTTTTACAATTTGCTTTCGGGCCCTCTTTGGAGATCGTTGAAAGAAATAGACTGCCGATTCATGAAAGTCTTGGCAAAATATGAATAGGTTCATCGTGTCTCCTTTCTAATTTCTATGTTCGCAATTGCCAAGGCATAACGAGTGGATAGTAACTGATTAACGCTAGCCGACCATAAAGAATATAAGGAACTTTGTTCTTCGCAAGAGTTAAGAACCAACCCCTCAGGGTCTTTCCAGAGCCCGGGGCAAAATTTAACACACGACTTGTAATGAGGTTTAATCCATTCTGATTTCTCTACGATTCTCCCTTCTTGGCGTTCCACAGTATAATGGCAAAAATAGCAATCGTTGATTACGTCAGATGACGAGGGCTTAGGCCTGTAGGGTGTCTCATTCGCAATCCTTTTCCAGTATTTCCTATGTTTGCGTATAGCTTCGCGTTTTGTCCTTGTGAGCTTTTTCATCGCGCCTCCTTTCGATATTCTAAGTTTGCGATCTTTTTGGCTAGTTTTTGCCTGTCGTCAGGAAAGCAACTATCTCGCCAAAGACCGTAATATGACTCTTCACAAGGGGCCGCCCAATACGTTCGTTCACTTTTAATCGGCCATATCGCAGGGCAGTGTTTACGACATATGTCGTCTTGTAACTTACCAGCCTTGTCTACTACATACTGACAGAGATAGCAATTGTTCCTTACGCCCTTCAACCAAGGCTTTCTATCATGCCCAGTCTCCGCAAGCTCTCGCCACATCTTTTGATGCAATCGAAAGGCAACCTCCGATTGAAGTTGCTTCCTTCTTGCTTTCATCGCTCGTAGTATTCGATTTGCGGCGCGGAGTCTTTTTATACGAAGGCTCGCTGGGTTTACCAGTATCTTATACTCGTTAAAGTCGTCATCCTTACAAGGCCCACAGGCGATGCCCACGCAACAACGCTCACAATCTACCCCAATAGTACCGTTCCAAAACATTGCGCATAAATAACAGTTCCAAATCCGTATTGCTACCTCAGGATCTATAAGCTCCTTAATTGTTTGAATATCATACTCCTCTAGCTCATTAAGAGTAGCCTCGTCCATTGCCTGGAGTTCTGTAATCAGGGGCGTCCAAAGAGCAATAGACCTATTCAACGCTTCAAGTTCGACTTCCTTACTTATTTCTGTCATTTTGTCTCCTTATACATAATCCCTGACAGGCAACCCTGCCTTGATTCGTTTCTTTCGCGGCTGCATATCGATGAAGTGACTTCGTCCTGCTTCCTGCTCTCTATAGTGCAGGTAGCAAAGGCTCACTGTGGGTTTTTTTTCCACAAGACGCTGTTTCAGGCGCTTCGAACAATCTCGATGCGCGCAAGTCTTTGTGGATAGATCTATATGTTTGTGTTTTTTAGTCATCTTTTTTCTCCCTTCGAATCTCAATGTTTGCTACTTCTAAAGCGTAGTCTTTTGCCTTATCCGAGGAGCAAAAGGCCCATAAATAATATGAAGAGCCAAAACATACACATTTGCTAAGTATACGACCAGCAGCATCTTTCCAAAGTCCGGGACAGAAACGTTTGCAGTCTATGCGTCTTGGATAATATAGCCAACCGTTATCCAATATAACCCGACCTTCTCGACGCTCCACAGTATAGTGACAAAAATAACAGTTATTTATCACACCGCTAAGTTCCAGCTTCGCAGCAAGCGAGTCTTTTGCAATCCGCTTCCAGAGCTTTCGATGCTCTTGTACGGTCTCGGCTTTTGTTCTTGTAAGTTTTTTCATCTTTTTTTTTTCTCCCAAAGAAAAAGTTTTTACGAAAAAGAGGCAACAAAGAAAAGCCTCTCAGGCCGCACAATTTTTGTGCAACCTGAGAGAGTCTCCTTAGAGAGCTCTCATTGGGGATTTTATAGGGTCTTTGTTAGATTTCCTAGAGCTACGCGAGCGCTTATTAGGTTATCTGAAAGTGCCTCAAGACGGCCAAATAATTCATAGTAATCACAGTCGGTTGCCTCGATATGAAATAACTTATTAGCTTCTACGACTTTATCAAAGAACTTTTGTACCTTGTCCAGGCTATCTTTCCATTCTTTAGTGTTTCTGGTTTCTTCAGTAGGCATGTTATTTTCCTCCTTTATTGGATTAGTGGCTAGCCGTCAACTTGATTATCAACGTCAACCTTGTACCATCGCGTGTTGGATTTCACCAGCATTTCGATTAGGTTTAAGTTTCGGACTAGTTTTGAGTGTATGAGACGCGTACGAAGGATGTTTCCTTCAGAGTCTCGAAGGTCGAAGAGTAGTTTCATTTTTGGGTCTCCTGCTTTTGAAGCTCCGATCGCCGCTTTTTCATAGATCGAAGCATACGATTCGCAGCACGAAGTTTTTTGATTCTTGAGTTGCCATACTTAGTTAGTTCTGTGAATTGATTGTCTTCGTCTATATTACACTCACCACAATCGGCGGAGATGCAGCAAGCATTACAGTTTACGTCTGTAGGATCGCTATCGAAGTCATAAGCGACAGTAAAAAACTCGCATAGGTAACAACGCCAGGCACAATTCCGAATGCCTAGATCTATGGTTTCTTTTAAGCGAGTTAAATCGTGTTCGTCAAGCCCTTCTATCTCTGTAGTTTGCAAGGCTGATAAGCGCTCTACTAAGACTGTCCATAAAACTACAGACTTTTCTAATGCTTCGAGTTCGGTCATTTTCTTTCTCCTAGGACAGAATCAATCCAGGCCATGCAATCGTTCCAGTGATAAATCATCAAGGTTGCTGGGAATAGATAGCGGTCATCGTATCCGAGACGCTTGATGGATACTTTTACTGCCTCAGGATCAGGTAGTCTATACGATCCTTTTTCTTCGTCGAAGGAGGCTTCACGGATCGCCGCGGCCTCCCTGAGGACTTGTGCAAGAAGTTTCATTTTTTGTCTCCCAAAGATAAATTAAGGATAGTTATTCCAGATGTGTTTGATATCTATGCCACCAACCCAAGTAGTAGAAAAACGTTGCGCTTTCTTATCCCACATAGCTAAGATTTCCTCTTTGCTGTTGGTAGTGATAACACAGGTAAAATCTTTTGGCGGGCATAGTCTATTCTTTGTCTTAGATAAGCCTAACTGCCCGTCTCGAGTAATAAATACATCATTGACTTCAAAGTCAGGTTCTATTAGTCTCCAGGGCTTATCATAAAGGCCAGCTTCGCGTCCGGCTGCCGTATGATGTATGAAAAGAGCTTTCATGATGTCTCCCAAAGATATTTCTTAAGTCTCTATGAAGCAAAACAAATCGTATGAGCGAGACTTTGAAATCATACGATTTGCTAAGCTGCATAAATGCGAAAAGCCCACACGTCTTTCAGTGTAGGCCTTTGCAGGTTGCGGGAAAAACCAAAGGTTTTAGTCGAAAAGCTCGTCCAGATCGGTTTCTTGGTCGGCGAGTTGGGTTTCCAGGGCGGCACGTTTGTCAACCAAAGCTGTAAGTTGGGCTTTGGCTTGCTTCTTGTCGTCGGCTGTGACGTACTTGCCAGCTTTTGCAGCTTGTACGATTTTTCCTTGTGCTGCGATGCATTCGGCGAGTTGGGCTTCCAGGGTTTTTGGCTTTGTTACCTTGCCTTCCCAGCACCAGGAAATCATGTACTCTCGGACTTTCGAGAGTTTTTCCGGATCGGATCCGATTTGCGCGGCGTAGGCTGTGTAGTTTTCACGAATCGCTTTGTTGGGTTCGCCAAAAACGTCCTGCATATAGCCACGAAGTGCGTCGGCTCCCTTGATCCGGATCGAATGATCCACAAGGGTTCGCAAGGATTCTGAGCCTTTGGTCCAGGCGTGAAAGACGTCTGGTTTTTGGGCCGACATGTCGATCTGATACTTGAATGCTTTGCATACATCTATCTTGATGTAGCAATCTTCTGTCCTTGCATCCCGTGGTACATCCGAAGACGTCGCGGGATATGTTGCAAGATGGGTACTTTCTTCAGTCATGATTTTTCTCCCAAAAAGATATTAGATAGGCAATCGTAAGATTGCATTTCAATGAACAAGATACAGACAGGGATCACGGCATGATTTTGATAAGGTGTCTTGTATGATGTGATCCCCGTCTGGAGTCATGTATATATGTTGCAATGTGGGTGCCAAAGGACAAAAACGGACACATTTTTTCGTAATGCGTTGAAATGCTTGAGTTTTTTGGGCGTTTTTTCCAAGGTAATGCATAAGGTGTGCCAATGGGAGAAATGGCATATTTTGCCTGTTTTGGCGGCAATAAATGCCCATTTGGGAAGAATCTGCCGGGCCTGCTTGGAATGCATATTTTGAACCATTGGGTCTTTGGTTCCCTGGTTCAAGGGCTCATGTGTTCATGCTGGGGGTCCCATATGTTCACCGGGCGTAGGTGTTTGAAATTATGGGGTTTTTTGTGAAAAAGCGTGTTTTTGGGGTGTCCAAATGTTCACTTTTCTAATATGGCATGGGACTTGCATAAATGCATATGTTTGATATGTATGGGGTTTCTATATGTTCTTATATATTTTTTTTTATTCAAATATGATTTGCGATGTTGAAACATTTTTTGATCTAGGGGCACCCCTGGCATGATCACATGAGCCCTTGAACCGGAGACCCGATTGGATCAGGCCATTTATTTCTCCCATCTTGCCCAAAAGTGGCACGGAAATTGCAACATATACATATACCGTGCCATTTTCCGCGCGCAAGATACACCTTTTTTCCACATCATACAAAACACAAAATACAAAATCATGCCCGAACGTGGCCCAACACTTGCACCCATGCACACCGTGTGCCAAACTCAAAGGAACAAACATTCACCCAACTATGAACACTTGTACCCCCCTTTTCAGTGCGCGGGTCCAAGTATCTTAGACCATATTTCTAACTACCAAAAATTTCCACTCTGAAAAATAATGAATTTCAAAGAAGGATTCAGAAAACACCTCTCTCGGGGGCTCCAGCCCCAAACAAGAGGCGCCTTAGACAAACTGAAACAGCCCCCGGGCTTCGAGACTCTCTCTGTGTGCTCTCCCACAGATACTCACATGAGTCTCGAAGCCTTGGGATCCTTGTCCTTCTTCGATTCCCGAACTGAGACAAATCGACCAATGGATGGGCAACATGAGTGATATTCAACAAATGGAAGTCGGGGAGCCTTTTGCTGTAGGGCCTTTTGAGTTGTTGCCAGACACGCTGATGATTTTGTCTGGTGCAGTGTTTCGAGATATGCTTCCCGCGGTTTCTCATGGTGCTAAGCGGGGCCGAAAGCCTAGACCGAATCCAGGGTATGCAAATAGTATATACCTGTCGCGAGAAGAGGTAGATAATAATCCTGTGATGGCTCTGAGCCCTATGGAATATAGGACGCTTCGATTGCATATGCAAGGCTGGAAGACTCGAGAGCTTGCTGAGTTTTTCCATGTGACTGAGGTGGCGATTAATCTGAGGCTTCGTCAGCATAGGGTCCGCGCAGCAAAGGCATATCTAATGGAAAGTCTTGATGAAGACATTTCGTCACTTATGGGCTCTGCCTTAGAGGCCTATCGAGACGGTATTCGAAAGCATGTAGATTTGGATACTCGAATAAAGACTGCCGACCGGATCTTTCGACTGAATGGAAAAGGCCTTGCGAAGCGAGAAGATAAGCCTAAGGAAGGTGATATGAGTGCTGCTCAATTTATGAGCTCGCTTTTAAAAAACATCGATGCTAAGATAAATATAAATGTCGGAAACTCAGATTCTAGGGATATTACCCCAGATTCAGAAACAAAATCACTGGACGGGCACCTCAGAGGGTCTGGCTATGCAACAGACGTTGAGGATTGCGAATAAGAAGGCAGAAGACGTTGATTTTATTCTGAACTCGGCACAGTATTCATTAGACACAAAAATACAACTTATAAGGAGAGCGGGATGGCCAATCAGGCTTTGGGTCCCGAAGGCTCGTCAGGAAGGTGTTTCGGCGTATGTCCTTGGGAGGTTTACTGTCAAGGCTGTAGCTATGAGGAATCGAAATGTAAGGATAGTTGCGCATACTACAATTGCTACTCAGAGGATGCTTGCTCGGGTCAAGTACTACCTTGCTCATATGAAGGGGCCGAGTCCAGAGTTGCATTACAATACGAAGAACGAATTGACCTTCCCAGACACGGACTCCTCGATCTCTATCTACACTGCTGGTTCTCCGGAGGCTGCCCGTAGTGACATGATCACAGATCTACATTGTTCTGAAGTAGCCTTCTGGGATGATCCAAAGCCGATGACTGCGGCTCTTTTTCAGACGGTCCCTGCGAATGGCGAGATCTTTTGTGAGTCTACTGGGAATGGTGCAATGACTTGGTATCATAGAAGCTGCTTGAGGGCACAGGAAATGACCTATGATGCACAGCTTCATTTTCTACCGTGGCATGAATTTGAGGAATATACAATTCCTTATGATCCTAAGGTTCATGGTACGATAGAAGTCTCACTCGAGTTTGAAGAGCCGGAACTTCTTATGAAGTTTCCAAAGCTAACGCCGGGTCAGGTACTTTGGAGACGGATGAAAATTCGTCAGATGGATATGGATATTGAGCTATTTAAGCAGGAATATCCTATGACCCTGAGTGAGTGCTTTATGGCTATGAGAGATTCATTTTTCCATAAAGTGGCTTTCTTTCAAACAAATCGGTGGCGAGAAGTTGATAAGACTCTGTGGATTCTTGATGGCTATCCTAGATCGGATATGCACTACACAATTGGTGTCGATGTTGGTGCCGGTGTTGATAAAGACGCTAGTGTGATACAGGTACTTTGTTATGAGACGGGCGAACAGGTTGCCGAGTATAAAAGTAAGACGATCGCCCCGGATGCGCTGGCAGTAGAAATCGAAGCTCTGGGAAAGATGTTTCAGTGGATCTATCATGATCGAAGACAGCCAAATAAAGATCTCTATTGCTATCCACTTCTTGTCGTGGAATCTAACAACTACGGAATAGCTACTTTGATGGCCCTTAATGAGCGCCGTAACTATCCAATCCGTATGATCTATAGCGATGGTCGAAATAGCAACGTAACAGGTACAGGGCTTCTGACAACGAAGAAAAATAAGCCTATGTTCTTCTCGGCTCTTCGGCGTGATTGCGCTCTAGGAGAAATCTCTTTCTACTCTGACGATTTAATGAGTGAAATAGCTACATTCAATGGCGACCTTAAGGCAATGGAAGGCTGCTTCGATGACCATGTAATGGCTCTTTGTATGGCCTATGTAGGGCTTGAGCAACTACCATATATTATTGCTGCTCAGGCACCTAAGATTCCGACTCAGACAGAACCGACACACGATACACCTTTTCCTGCTGGTTGGGAGACTGTTTCAGACTGGGAAGGCCAACCACTACAACCTCAGCATAGTTTCTTGGAGATGTAATGCGTCTTGAGGGATACGATAATAAAGGAAATCCAAATATAAACTGGTGGATTGAACAGATCCATGCGGGGGAGAACTATGCCCGTGTGCAGACCCGTCAGGATAAGTGGCCAATATATATGAGCTACTATCGGAACGCGTTCCGTCCGGGAATCTTTACTAAGAATATGTTCTTTACTATGTGTAGATCACTGGTTCCGAGAACATACTTTCGAAATCCATCTATAAGCGTAACTCCAGCAAAGCCGGGGCTTGAACATCTTGCACTTGCGCGTATTATGGAAAGGGTATTAAATTCCCTTACTAAGACCATGGACATGAAGCGGCAAATGCAACGGATCGTGAATATAGCTTTTTTCACTGGGACAGGGGCTGGCAAGCTTGGTTATGGTGCCCAGAGAACACCTACCCCAGAGCCTGGTGGGACAGAGATTCCTATTGATAAGTATGGAAGACGCTTTGAATATCGGATGGGCCTTGAAAGTAACATGCCTTGGTTTCAAGCCATCACCGATATGAAAAGCTATGTACTTCCACAAGATTGCATAGATCAAGAAAGTGCCTGGTTTCAGGCCCATTGGCTTACGCTTTATGAGGATGATGTAAAAAGAGACCCTCGATATCCAAAGAATGCCTTTGATAAGCTCCATTCAAAGCAAAAGAATATGTTTGGAGAGCTTGAAGGAGAGCCAGTAATTTGGGGCAGTTCGAGTATGCCCAGTCGAGATACTATTCGATTGCTTGAAATCAGAGACCGGCGAAATAGAAAAGTGATGGTGCTTGCTCCTAATAGATCGGATATGGCTTTGATTCTGGCCGATGACGAACTACAGACGGACCATTCGAGCCCTTGGTATCTTTATATTCCGAATCCAGATATGTCTACTGTCTGGGGAGTTTCAGATGCCTCTATCTTGCATCAATTCCAAGATCAATTAAATGAGATCAAGACTAAGCAACATTGGCATATGAGAAGATCTCTCGTCAAGCTTTTGGTAAAAAGCGGACTTATAGAGCCAGACCAAGAGGCCAAGTTCTTGAGTGAGGATGTAAGTGCCGTGGTCCAGATCGCAGATCTGAATGGGGTAAAAATCATCGAGACCGATCATATTCCAGACGCCCTCTTCAAAATGGAACTCCAAGTAATGCAGGACATTCGTGAGACTATGGGCTTCAACCGTAATGCTTTTGGTGAATACCAGGCGACTTCTCATGGACCTACGGCGACAGAGACTCGTGAAGTAGCTCGTGCTCTTGATCTACGCATGGATGAGCGTCGAGACATTCTTGCTGATATGTATCTATCTGTAATGGAAGATACTATGCGTATCATCTTCCGGCATTGGGGCCAGGAACAAGTCATTAAAGTGCTTGATCCTCAGGGTGCGGCTGTTTGGGTACGTTTCACTGGAAAGATGCTTCGCCAAGGCGACTATGAGATCAAAATAAATCCTGATTCAGCGCTGCCTGAGACAAAAGAGATTCGCGAAAAACGGGCTATGGCCTATTATGATAGGCTACAAAACAATCCTTTGATAAGTAATCTCAGTCTTACAAAGTACTTTCTTGGTGAGCTTCCAGGAGTATCTTTAGAAGATATCCTTCTTGAGCAGACTCCGGCACAGGAGACGCCTTTGTCTGTTCAAGATTATGCTAATCGTTTATCTGGCGGAGCTCCTGCTCAACGCCTATTACAATAGGGAGATTTTATGAGAGAACTTACCCAAGACACTATGGCCTCTATACGAAAGACGTACAAGATAAATCCTGTAGATCCTGATTCTGGGGCGCAGGTGCTTATTCTTGAGGGCCATCATTATATCCATCTTGGAGAGGTATTTGCGCTATCTAATAATAATGCCTCGGCTGCGGCAATAAGTATAGCCTTTAAGACAGGATCTAAGGAGTTGCATGCTGAGTATAAATGGTCTTCTGAGTCTAAAGCGCATTTCCAAGTCCTCAAAGCGGCTTCTTGGACTACGAACACCGGGACTCTTATCGCACTGGATAATAGAAAGCTGGCCTCAACGAAGACTCTTGGTATCCTTGAAGATAAGACCGGCACTCCGGCATTCCAAGCGAATGAAAAATATCTAACAGATGTAACCTCCCCCACCGGTACTGAGGTTAAAGGCCTCACAGAATACTGTTTCAGTGCCAAGGCGTTTGGTGGTGGAGAAGGTAGAGCAGACGGAGAAATTATATTGGCGGCCGCCACTAATTATATATTTCTGCTCACGTCAGATGATGGCGCAAAGGGCCTTGGCATGAATCTTTCCATGTATGGCATAACGCCAGCTTCTTAATTAAGGAGGTAATATGAAAAAACGTTGGTTGGGACTTTTTGGTCTTATCTTGGCTGCTCTTCTCATTGCCGGTTTTACTCGCACTTATAATACTCCAACAAGAAAGGATCGTATCCATTCTGGGGAGTATAATAAGCATATCGCAAATCTTTCTTCGGATCTCAATGGCCTTGTGACAGAGCATAATACCAATGGAACTACGCTTGGTACTGCTACTACTGATATTACGGCCCTTGAGACTCTTTTGACCTATGGCTATATAGATCTAGATCTTGGTTCTTGGCGAGAGTTGGACGCAACTGGTGACGTGGCTGCTACTGCGAATGGTGCTGGTTTTCTAAGTAGTGATACTACTCCAGTATATGAGGCTATTACAAACTTTACTAAGCTAGCTCCGCAAATTAATTGGACCTCATCTAATAATGATCCCTTGATGCGGCAAATGATGTTGCCTTATGATTTTTCAGATTCCACGGACGTGACGGTAGAATTTCGGGTATCTTCTGACGGCACGACAGATGCGGTTGGTTTTACTATAGCCTATTATTTCAACGAAGGCGATGTCACTGGAGACGTGACTACGGACACGAACTCGACGACATCCTTTACAACTATCACTGCCACTATTCCAGCAGCCGATGTTACTACGGATTCTGAGAATCTAACCCTAACTATCACGCCCTTTGCTCATACCACTGACAAGCTCTATCTATCCGGGGCCCGTCTCAAATATGAGAGGGATCTGTAATGAATTCGCTATCTCCCACTGAGTTGGGAGTAGCGGCCGTTTTCCTACTCTTAGCTCTAAAAGAACTACTTAACTTTGCCCGTTGGGGAGTTACTAAATTCCTTCCGGGCAAGGTCACTTCCGTCAGTACCGATCAACTTAGGCGGGAGCTTACAAATGAAGCCATCCTTCGAAGACTTGCTTCCGTGGCTGAGAAACAAACAAGTATCTTACAACGCATAGAGCATTCTCTGATCGAGCATGAAAAAGGTCTTAAAGAGATTTCTAAGGAGCTCCATGAACATGTAAGAGATATGTCGCCAAGAAATACTACGGCGCATAGTTAAGGAGCCATTATGACACAGGACATCCTTGTGCAGATCGTGATTCCCCTTCTGGGACTCATCTTCGGTTTTATCGCCCGGCAGCCTTCGGTACAAAAGTACAAGAGGCTTGTCAAAGGGGCTGGAAAATACCTTGACGATTTGTCTGATCCAAATCCGCAAATTCAACACGATGCCCTTTCAAAGGGTATTCCAGAAATCGTTGAGATTCTTGATAAGTATATGAAGGCTCAACAGAAAAAGCAATAACCGCCTATTGGAGGGCTTCCAATGAGTAATGATAAATTCCCTAAGGTAGAAATCTCAAAACGAGACAAGAAACCTACTGAGCCTCTGGCTACTAAAGAGCTGACCCTTGCCGAAGCTAGGGCTGCCGATAAAGCGTCCGCTCTTGGCCACTTACAGGCGCGAGAACGTATCAAACCAGTACCAAAAAGAGACTACACGTCTGTAGTGACGCCTCCGCCTGATTTTGGTATTGATAAAGACCCAGAGCCTACTCGAATCACTATTGATTTTAATCGGCACGGACAAATCGCCAAAGTTAGTTTCTCTGGCAAGGCTGCTCTGATCGCCACCTCTGGCCGTCTACGTTCCTTCATGGGACGACTTGTAAAAGAAGGCGAAATTGAACGGCGTCGAATTACTCACAAACGCATCATTGCTAATGAGCAGAAAGAACTTGCTCAACAAGCCAAAGATGCTAAAACTAAAAAACCCTAGTATGGAGATCCCATGCCTTTTTGGAATCCGAAAACTCCGCCTTCGACTGGTCAGACAGGCGGGCAAGCAGCAGATCCTGAACTATCTGGACAGCTTGATAAACTTCTGACCTTGGTTCAAGACGTCGTTAAGAGAACAGAGGGATTGGAAGGTCGTTTTCAATCTCAAGTGGACAGCCTTAACGCTCGTATTGACAACTATTCGGCTAGTGCTGGAGATCAATCCGGAAGTCCCTCGGAACCGCCCAACGAGCCGCCTAAGTCTAGACTTGCTGAGATTTCTGAAGAGGAATTAGCAACCATGTCTAGACGAGATCTTTTACAACTTCAGAAAGAGGACATGATCCATGTAGTAACCGGCGCCGTGAAAGATATCGTGGCTCCTATACATGAGCAGATGAACGGACTAGTTACTGCTAACTCTCAAACCAGCTTACAGAATGAGATAGCTGCCTTTGTAAACGCCAAAACTGCAGATCAGAAAGTTAAGTATCCTGATTGGCCTGTATATAAAAATGATATGCAGAAGCTTATGCAAGCCAAGAAGGGCCTAACAGTTCTTGAGGCCTACACACTTGCAAAGGCTCGTCAACAAGACGAACAGCCTGAGCAATTTGCTGAGATCCAGAAGAAATATTTTCCGGAAGATGAAAAGCCAAAGGCCTCGGAACCTATTGACTTCGGTGGGCTTCAAACAATATCTGCTGGGGCGCATAATAGCACTGCTAATAATCTGCCTATCGAGCAAGCCTTGGCAGATAGTTTTGCGGAGATGAGAGAGATTCATGGTCCATTGCCTGATTTAAATTGAGCATAGAATGATTGCACAATTATTGGGCAGTCTGAGATATTTATTTTTGTAATCTCTTTATAAGGTATGAAAAATGGCTTATAGAACAAGAACTGAGTATATCAATGACTTATTCGTTTCGACTTATGATAAGTCTATTGGTGGGCTTCGGGATTCCGTATTTGATCCGTACTCCAGTGCTTTTTGGGCTATGCTACGTATGAAAGGTGGCCTGCAGCCGAAGCGAGGAGGACTTCATGTTAAATACGACTTAGAAGTCGGGAAGAACGAGCAGATTTATTGGTTGAAGAAAGGTGGTGCGACTGAACTGCATGACTTCGATATTATGGATCAGGCTCAATTTGATTGGTATAGAGCATCTAAGCCTATTGTAAGATTTTGGGCTGATGATCAGGAGAATGCCGGGGATGCTGAGGTTTATAGTATGATTAAGAAGAAGATTATGAATACTTTTAAATCTTGGAAAGAGGATCTGGACTCTCATTTACTGGGGGCTAATGACGAATCTGGAACTACAGTTGCGAATGCGCCTCCAGGGATTCAGCATTTGATCAGTGATGATGGCACAGGTACAGTTGGTGGAATTGTTGCTGGAACCTATACGTGGTGGAAAAATCAGTTTATTGATTATGATGGATCTGAGACGTATGTCGAGACTACGGGCTCCCCAACAGCGGCTGATTTCTTGGCCACAGGGCAGGATGCTATGCGTGAGATGGTTAAGCTGTGTTTGAAGAAGACCACGTTGATCTTTACCACGTGGGCAATCTACAAACTGCTGCAACAAGACTTGATGTCTTACTATCAATGGCATGGACAGCAGCCGGCCGATCTTGGAATCCTGGCAGAGACTCCTGCCTGGGAGGGTATTCCTATTCTGTGGGGTGATAATTGTCCTTCTGGTAAGATGTATTTCCTGAATATGGATGGTTTGAAGTTCACTTACGATCCTCGCTATTTCTTTAAGCTCGGTCAGTGGATGCCTATTCCAGATCAGCCGGAAGATATGGTGGCTCATACATTGCTTGCCTGTTCTTTTGGCACGAGTGATCGTAGAACCCAGGGTGTAATTCACGGATTACCAACTTAATCTGTTAATTTCCTAACAATTCTAATAACTACGTATCGGAGATTTGATATGAAAAAGACAAGTTGGGTTACCGACTTATTCGATGTCTATGATACAGATGTCGAGGAGCTTGGCGCGATCCGTGAATGGAAGGGTCGTCGGTATATGTGGGTTAAGTTCCACTATGGCGACGGCGAAGACGTGCCTTCGAAGGGCGATGCCTTAGGCTTTATTTCTACTGGCTTTACCGGTTATACTGTATCAAGCGATGTGAGCTACTGTATTGCTGATTGGCTGGCCGGTTGTGTGCAGAATGAGACCGGTGTAAATACTCCTACACATGGACAGTACTTCTGGATGCAGATTAGTGGACCGATTACATTATCTACTACTGTGGAAAATTCGGCTGCTGCCGGGGCGGGTATCAGTTTAGGCGCTTCGACAGACGGAGCTTGTGACAAGGCTACCACGTTGAAAGATTGCTATGGTAAATTGATCGACGCTACCGCCTTAACTGCGATCCTAAATTGCTACGCTTTTACGTATTCTCCATAATAAGGAGGTAATTTTATGGCATCCCTTACAAATTCTGAGTTACAAGATCATGTAAGGGCTGCCCTTGGTCGGGGCGGCTCTGTTATACAGACAAATCAGAATTCTAATATCATCTATGCGTTAAATAGCGCTATGGAAGATATGGCGAAGGAGACTGACTATCCAGAGCTTAAGCAAGACCCTGTAGATATAAGCACCGTAGCGCACCAAAACTACGTCGAATTGAGTGCTATTATAACTGCTGGGGGACATCAAAACTATGATCTCGTAGATCAGATATTCTCGTTACATGCTATAGAAGGAAGTTCGTATCACCCTATTGAAGGAAGGCCGCCAAGAGTTTTTCGAAAAAGTTTTCCTATGCATGCAGATACGGACAGTGAGAATCGTCCAAGTTTCTATACAATTATTGACCAAAGACTATATTTATATCCTACTCCGGATGCTGTATACACACTTACGACTCTTTACTCTTTGTGGCCTACCCCAATACAGCATTCAAGCGGTACAATTACTGCGGGAACTGACCCTGGACAGGCCTCAGCTTCTAACTCATTTCGAAAGAGTGACTCTTGTATTATAATCGGCGGTATCTACTACGCTTATATGATTCTATCAAATACTGAGAAGATGCGTAGTTTCTATCCTATTTTTGAGAAGCAAAAGATACAAGATCAAAAGAAGCATGGGAAAAAGCTTGATTACTATCCATCTGGAGGCTCGTGGGGGCATATTAATAAGCAGACTACTGCTCCTAGCTCAGATGCTCAAAGCGGCTATACAGCGTATGATGGTGTTTTTACTTCTACTCCTCATTGGGATTAGTATAAATGGTACAAGATCCTAGACAGATTATTATTAGGCGAGATGCTTTTGAAGATGGGCCTCTTGGCGATCGTATGTATTTTGAACTTGCCAATGCTTTTGATAAGGTAAATGCGCTTAAAGTGGTCGCGAATGTTGAGAGTTTACAGAGCGCTATAGACACCAATACGGCCGATATCGCTACAAATGCTTCTGATATATCTGATAATGCTTCTGCTATAGCGGCCTTTGGTAGTGCAGTTCCTGTAGGATCTATTATAGCATATGGGGGCTCTTCAGCACCTACAGGTTGGTTTGAATGTGATGGTGTAGCCATTAGTCGTACTACTTATGCGGCACTTTATACAGCTATTGGTACTAATTATGGTTATGGTGATGGCTCAACAACATTTAATATTCCAGACTTAAGAGGTAAATTCCCTAGGGGTTATGATCATGGCGCTGGGAATGATCCAGACGCGGCAAGTAGGACAGCACAGGCAACTGGGGGTGCTACTGGTGATAACGTTGGGTCAGTACAAGCTGACGCGATGCAGAGAACGACAGGCGATTTCATTGCAAAAAATGGATCTGGAACTGACACATCTCTTAACCCAACTGTTAGCGGTGTTTTTTCATCCGGAAATGGTCTAAGCGGGTATCTTATAGGATCATCAGTTGTTGCAAATAAAGACAGAGCTATATTATTTGACAATTCCTTGTCAATGAGCCCAAACCAAGCAAAAACAAGTGATTATGAAACAAGGCCTATAAACGTATCAGTAATGTACATTATAAAATATCAATAGGGAGTAAAATGGCATTTCTACAAACGTGGAATACTAGCTTTGGAAACAATCCAGAGGATTCTGAAAGTCGCCGTTATGGGGCGCAGCAAATTAGAAACTTTAAGGACGCCGTAGTCGAGAGGATGCAGGTTGATCACGAGTTTGGTCAAGAAGTTGCGGCCTCTGGGGTAGACGATCAGACAGATTCTGGATACCATAAACGAGTTACGCTTAAGAAGATAGCTGGTGGGCCGAGTGAAGCGGCGAGTGGGTATGCTGAATTAGGGTATAATTCTACCGATGATACATTAGAATACTATCCTGAGGGAGGCACGAAACGAGTTTTAATTCACACTACGTCTGAAATCTTACAGAGGAGCGCTCCACCTATAGGATCTATTATTGGGCTTTATCCTAGCGTTACTATTGCTAAGGCTATTGATACTAATTACTGGGTTGCTTGTGATGGAGTAGGCACTTGTACCTTTACCTATCCTGATGGAACTACTACAACAGGGGTAAGTGTTCCAGATCTTACAGATGGGCGATTTCTTATGGGTGGTACTGAAAGTGGTACTGGTGGATCAAATACTCTGATTGATCATACACATACGTGCAGTGATTATGATACAAGTCACTCGCATGGGGCTATTGTAGGTGGTTTAGGTCTTGGATCTTATGTTGCTAGCGGTAATTCTAACTTAGCTACTAATAATACAAATGTAGATTCTGATACTCATAACCATAATATCGGCTCTGGCGACGCTCCGACATCCACGGACTCTCGCCCACTCTATTTTACTTGTTTATACTACATGAGGATAAAATAATGAAAACTTATACAATTATTTTTTATCGTGAATATGTATATAAGGGAAAAATAATCAAGTCTGACTACGTATTGGAAAACGTAGTAGGTAATAATACCCTACGAGATATTCCTAATGCTATGCTCGTGGTTTATGAAGACGACACGCGTGAAGTAGTCATGCTTGATAAATATGACGGCTATAAATTATCCCGTGAGTTCTTTGAGGTTCAGCAAGAAAGAGTACGGCAAGAATCTCAAGGCCAGGCAAATATTCAACCACTGAAAAACTAATGCCTACTAATTATAAAACTACCCCTGGATTTGGCGGCGGTATAAATCTGTTGAATCGGGCAGATGCTATTCAAGATAATCAGGTAGTGGCTCTTACAAACTTAAGAGTACTTAAAGATAATCTTGTCTTAGATACTGGATATGTTTTTGAAGATCCTGACATAGGCGCTGAGACTATTAAGCTTACGTATACTATGAAGGATCAAGATGGGACTACGCAAGCTCTCTTATTTACTAAAAATGCTTTATATCGATGGGCTGCTAATGCGTGGGTAGAAGTTCAGGATTCCAGTGGCTACTATCTTGATGATGCTGCGAATCGAGGAGATGATGCAATTGAAGGCCACGACACAAAGCCTTTGATAGCTGTTACTTTCTCTGGCTCTTCTAATGGAAATGGCCACAACATGGTCATTTGGACAAACGGTGTAGATCGTGTTCATAAGTTCTACTACGATGGCTCCGGCTGGATTTGTGATGCTCTCACTGGGCTCCCCGGGATAAGCGTGGAATCTGTAGATTTCCTTCGGGTATGGCAAGATGCTGTTTGGTTCTTGTCGATTGAGGAGGATGGCATAAAGTATCAGCATAGAATAAGATATTCGGTTCCTGGAAATGAAGAGCATGTAGACGGGGGTACTTATACAGCGGCCGGTTACTATGATCTTCTTAGTGAGAATAATCAAATAAAACAAGCAGAGCTCCTTGGCCCTTATATGATTGTCTATTGCTCTGATAGTGTTTGGCGAGGAACTTGGACAAATACTACAAGTGCTCCTGTTATATTTGAGAATGTTGTAGATAATGAGGGTGTAATTGGTGGGCTTTCTGTCGCCTCTCTTGGAAGTTGGCATATATTCCTTGGGCGTAGTAATATCTTTCGCTACCTTGGAGGGCTTTCAATTGAGCCTTTTGGAGAACTTATTCAGGATCGAGTATATGGAGACTCTGGAATTCTTAATCTAGACTATTTAGATTATATAAGATCTATCCATCTAAAGGAAACTGACACAGTTTGGTTTATGTTTCCTGTGATCGATGAAGGTGCTGGAACAGCTACTACGTATATTATCCGTTATCAAGTGAAACAAAGAGCTTGGTCTGAGCGTCGAGTAAGTCTTCTTTTAACTTCGATGTCTCTTCGTAGGGTTGAGGAAGATGATATCTGGGGAGGTACTACAGGGAAAGAGGGTACGTGGCTTGTAGAAGATCCAGGTGTAGAAGCCGTTGGCCCTGATCGTGCTTGGGTATCGCAAGTTTTCTTAACTGAGTATCCATTTGTATTCTTCTCTTGTCTAGATGCTAGTTACGTAAGTAAACTTATAAGATACGATCATATACTACCCAAAGATAGGATGACTGGTTCTTATGACGCCGATGGTTATCTAGATGTAGATTATAGCACGGGGACAAATATTCCATATCTCGTTCAGACAAAGAATTTTCCTTCTGGTGCAATTGATTCAAGGCTTGAGCATTTACAAATTGCTGCTTCTGGAGATTTAGATCATCAAATTACAATTCGTGTAAGTGTTGATGATGGGGAGACTTGGTACTCCTTCGGCACTATCACAATTGATTCTTACGAACTTAAAAAATATATGATTGGCGACAATATCGAATTCGAGAATATAATGTTCGAATTTTCTGGTACTGGCGGGAATGTAAAGTTTGGTCCTTTAACAATAGCTTATAGAGCTGAAGAAGAATAGGAGTTAATATGGCAGATGATTTACAAGGGCAAAAGGTACAGGGCTATCAAGGAGGCGGCAGTAGTACTCCTCAGGGAGCCATTATTAACGCAATTACAACTGCGATGACTACGCCTTATGGCGGTGGTGAGTGGAATGTTGATTGGACAAGTACACAATCTCCGGAGCAACGAGCCTTCTATCAACAGCTCCTCAAGACAGCTGGGCAGGGCTCTGCCCAACAAGCGAAATATATAGGTCCTGAGGATCCGGAGGCCCTTAGTATTGCCGGTTTGGATGCCTACAATACAAGTAAGGCCGTACAATCTTATCAAACATTTCTCGACACAGAGGCAAATAAGGAAAAGATTCAGGCTGAGGTTAATTTAGCTAAGCAAGCGGCTAGTGAGGGCATAGGCGCGGTACAAACCCAATTTGCTGGCAAGGGTCTCAGAAGTAGCGCTGCTAATAGGGCCGCTGGAAATGTACAACTGAAACTTGGTCAGGATATTACAAAGGCTTATACAGACGCCTTTAGTGAATCTGAAAATAGGCGCCTTGCCGCTACCCAGGGTCTCGGAGGCTTAGAGGCCCAATTCGCAGCTCAGGAACTACAAAGACTTGTAGCAAATCAGCAGACTGAACTGGGCGTTCTTGATATGGCTAATGTAACGGCTCGTCTAAATGCACAGCTTGGCACGCAGTATGATGCTGCTCAGATGCAATATCTTCTCGGTCTGGCGACTGCTCAAACTGGTGAGAATATTGCGACCCAGTCTCCTGATAAGACTCTTCATGGGGATCTTTGGTCTAGCGTATCTAATTTATGGAGTTAACTTATGGCAACAGTTTTACCAGCACGAAATATCAATTATGGCCCTCTACAACGGGCTATCGGTGGAATTGGCACTTCTATCGATCAACGGCAGGCTGAAGAGCGAGATCGTGCCTTCCGTCTATATTTGCTGGATCAGGAATATAAAAAGCGTTCTGATTACGCAAGGGAAACGGCAGATTATCAGGCTACTCTTGATAATAGAGCACAATCAACTGCGATTGAATTTCAATCCGACTTAAATGCGGCGATTCAAGGTACTATCCAAGAGTATTTTACTGGTGGGCAAAGATCCGCTACTCCAAAGTCCACAGAACCTAAACAGGCTCCAACGGATACTGGAGTAATGAAGCCCGGCCAAGCAGCTACAAAGCCTTCTACGCCTATGCAATCTGGTACATATGATCCAGAAGAGCTAGTACCTATTGAGAGGCAAGGACAGACCATTTACTATAAAAAGAAAGAGCTTCTTCAAAAAGGGCTCTCCGACGGTTTTTGGGATCCTGAAGAACATCGAGTTGTCACTTATACTGAGCTAAAAAATAAGAAGAATGCCGAACTTCTCGATAAGCAGATCCTTGCCGAGGCGGCTTTAGAAAAACAGCGTAGTCGTGCTGGCGTAGCTGAACAGGCACGTATAAATCTCTTACAAGCTCAAACAGAGGCGGCCCGATTCAATCTAAAGGTAAGTAAGGAGCAAGTAGCCCGAGACACAGAAGCCCGCGATACCCAAGATTTCGTCTTGACAGCTAACCTAGCTGATATGCTAACCGAAGGTAAGTACTCTTCGATGTCCCCAGAAGAACAAGCTCAAGTAAGGCAAAATCTGCGAGCCAAAGATCCTAAGGCTGAAGACATCGCAGGACGTCTTAGCAAGGTAGATCGACATAAATACTTCTATAATGAACAGGCTCGGGCAGCTAGGCAGCAATTCTTCTTTACTTCTTTAGTACCTAAGCGCGAGAGTGACCTAGGACTTCCTGAAGAGGGCCAAGTTTCTTATCAAGATGCAGAAGGCCGTGTAGCTACTGCAACTTATTTATTCGATAGCCTATATAAGGACTATGCTCTTCAAGGACGTTTCGAGGAAGCCCAGAGACTTCCACAAGCAATCGTACAAGGCATGAAGATGTATACCATGAATAGCCAGTTGCCAATTAAAACTTCAGAGAGCTCCATCGATGAATCCGGCACGCCCCGGCTCACTTTGACTCCAGAAGGTGCTAATATAGTAGTAGCTATAAAGGCTCTGATGAGTGGGGACTTCGAGAGTAACCCCGACCCTCCACTTGCCGATGACGAGCGAAGTATGTGGGAACAACAAATCGCAGATCTTGATCGTCGAGGTCTTCGGGCGTCTCCTTCGGATACCAGCGAAACTACACAAGCAAAAGTTGCCGCTATGTATAGTGCCCTTACGGAATCTTATATAGTTGCTCGCTCTCATGGAAATGTCGAAAGGCCTCTTCCACGATTCGATAAGCTTGTTGCCATGGCAGGAGCTCTTACAGGCGTTGAATCAGGCAGGGCAACAGAACTTATTCAAAGCTATGCAGATGTCTTGGCAAAGAATCCTACTATGGAGAATAAACGTCAGGCATATAAGTCCGAACTTGTATCGCAATTCAATAATAGCGCGATGGCAAATACCCGATCCGATGTATATAACCTACCCGGGAAAGGCCAAACTACAGTTGGGCAGCTTCCTGCTACGTACTATCCAGAGTACTTCGGTGAACGTACTCAGAAGGGTCTGCGGGCGCAATTATTCATAGGTAATACCTCTACCAAGGAAGAAACGGCCGCTAGGCAAACCCTTGGAAGCCTTATAAATGACTACATGCTTGATAATGGAGAATACATTCCTCCTACAGCACTTGAGCGAGACCTTAGAAAATATGGAATTCTTCAGAATTCTGAGATTCTTCGTTACTTGCTTCAACAATACTCAACTCAATATAATTCAAAAACACTACCTGAAATAGGAAAATAACATGGGACTTTATGATCAAGCCCTTATTCGCTATAAGCAGAATGAGGAGATACGACAACAAAGTCAGACTTTAGTACCTGCAGGAGCTGATTCCGACCGCCCTCAATATGCCCAACGATTGGACAACCTAAGTAAAAACCGCACATACACAGCTGTTTCGAATAGTGTAAACTATGCGGATCCAGGGCTTCTAGATAGAGCCGTGGCTTTGCCCGGGCGTTTTGCGCACCAACTTGCTAAGGGATTCGTAGACTCGACCGCGGATTTAGTAGAACTTCCAGAGCTTCTAGTGAATCATGTAGGGGATGCTCTCGGTTGGAATCCAGAAGATCGCCTTGATGTACTGGGAAATGTATCTAAGGTGATTCGTGAGTCTATAGATCCTATACAAGGACGAGACACTATTGCCGATAAGATTGCTTATTATGTAGGCTACTCAGTGCCTGATTTGATTGGTCTGCTTGCTGGGGGTATTGGAGGTGCTAAGACAATCGGTACGGGGCTTGCCCGACTCTCAACAAGGGGTGTGCTTCGATTGTCTGAGAAAACCGCAGTATCGCTTGGCGCCGCTATGGGTCGAGTTTCTTTCGGCGCCTTAAAAGGTGGTGCTTTTGGTGGCCAAGAGGGAGCAGTTGCTGGGGCTAAGCAGTTTACTATAATGGAGGCCGGCCTTGCTGCCTTAGGGGGTTATAATCTTTCAGTACGCGTTCTAGGCTCGGCTCTGTTAAATGGCGGCATGGCTGCTGCTACGACTGATTCTAGTCGGGCTGATTATAGTGATGAGTGGATTGCTGCGGCTATTCTTGGGGGTCTGTTTGCTGCTATGCCGCAACATCAAAGAGAGCGAATCGCCCAAGACCCTGCCACAGCACAGGCTAAGGTTAAAGCATATGTGGCCAAGGAACAGGCTCTTGGGCGAGCGCCCGATTTGAATAGCGTACTTGCAGAATTTGCTGAGCGGGATTGGGATTATATGCGCGCTGCTTATATGCAAGATCCTAAGGCTGAGACACCAATTATAGACCTTCGAAGAAATCTCGAGCTTGTATACGGAAAAGGCCAAGTATCTGAGGATCGAGCCATGCTGGCAAAGCAATTAGGGGCAGTGCTTTTTGACTCTGGAGAGCTTGAGTCTCCTAGAGCCTTGACACTTGCTGAAAACTTCGTACGTACTGCTGAGTATCTATCTGACCCGGATACGATTTCTGGCCCAGCGGTAATTGAGAAGTTTGTTGATATGCATAGAGATATGCTTATTGTACCTAAGAAGAAATCTTATGAAGTAATAAAAAATAACGTAGTCGTTGATGATAGTGGAATTCAACTTCAACTGTCGGAAAAAGGCGCTCGGGATTGGAAAGTAGAAAAGGCCCAAGAGGTCATCCGAAACAAAAACCTGGAAGCTCGTGCTGCAGAACAAAACAAGCCTGTCAAGGGTTGGATCTCTAGGACCTGGCAAGAGTTAGTCAATCCCGAGGGGCCTGCTTATGATAAGTTGATGAATCTTCCACTAGGAAAGGATCTACAAGAACAAATCAAATATAAGACTTATGATGTTCCTCATAGGGTAGGCTTTCTTGAGAAGCAAGTCGAAACAGCTGCTAATTTTGGGGCTTTTGAAGGTAAGAGCCGAGAGATCCTTGATACGCTTGCGACAATTGCGTGGCATGAAGATAAAAGAACTATTCAACGCGCCTCGAAACAGACAAGCCCGAAGAAACTTCCTTGGAGCGAGGAGCTAGTAGACGCGAAAAAGCAATTCGCTTATAAATGGATCGCGGAGAATGAAGGGCCCGATGCGTTTCCTAGATATGAAGAAGCTCTTCGTGTAGGTTTCAAAGCCCTTCAAGATCTTAATGTTCGGAAGCATGCTTCAGGGATTATTAGCGAGGATACTCTTAAGGCTTATAATGCAAATGATTATCTGCCAGACAAACGCGCAGTTCGGTGGAGGCCAAATAAGACCTTGTATGATGTGGAGGCCTCCATTCTTTTAAAGAATGATCCGATCTTTCATGAGACTTTTGGTTTCACTCGTATTGATCCCCGTTTAAAAGGAGCTACTGGAGAACCGCTTGTACTGGATTTTGAATATCTGGTAAAGTCCGAAATCCGGAAACAGGAATATGCAATAGCTAAGAATAAGCTTTTGAGAACTTGGTACGAGGCTGCGAGGAGTGGGAAAGGCGATGCTTCTCAATTTGCCCGACTTCCAAGGAAGCGCTATAAAGTTCAGGGCATAGAAGGCTTTCTTGACGAGAATCAGATTCGCGAAGTTGTGACTATAAATGAACGCGTAAAGCGAGCAATGAAGAATGCTCGGGATCGAAGAAATGAGAAGCTTGAAAGTGGTGAGTATTCGATTCGAAAGAAGAAGACTCCTGCGGAACCTACACTTGAGGAGATAAAAAAGGAAATCGCGCAGCTTGAGAAGCGAGTTGATTCTTTGAAGAGAAAAGACCAGAAGCTGACTGATTGGGCTATGCAAGACTTTGACACATATGATGTTCAGTCGGTGAAACATATTGATGAGCGTCGAGATCCTCGAAGCGTTGTTATTAATGATGAGACGGCCACGTATATGACTGCTAAGTCTATGCGAGATGAGCTACTAACGCAGAAAACTCAGCTTGAGCATATGACAAAGCTTAAGCAGATTGAGGAGATTATCGAACCAATGGAAGGCTTTGAGCCAGTGCCTTTTCTGCGAGATGGTAAAGTTGAGTATGTGATGCTAGATCGAGAGGCAGCACGGCTTACAAACCTTAATCACAACGTGACGAGGCTTCAACAGAAGGTATATAAGGCAATGTCTTTTGCCTCTGGCGTGGCTCCGGTTAAGTTCTTCGCAACGGCTATTAATCCTGTATTTCCCATTCGTAGGTGGTGGGCAGATAATATGCACTTCTATACGGCGAATGAACTTGAGCGCGGGAATATTTTGAAATTCACTAAGGATGCCCTTCTCGAACAGCCACAACTTTTCAAAGATGTGATAAGTGATGGAAAATGGAGTACAAAATACAAAAGCCTTGGCGGTAATGTTCTTACAGTGACAAGAATCGCGCAGGAAGATATAATGCTTCGACACCATGGAGAGCTTCCAATGACTCAACGAGGACGCACCGGCTGGGAACGCTTTGTTGATAAGATGGGTTGGATTGGAACAAACACTGAGCTTACAATTCGTGTACACCAATTTAAAAAGATGGTCGAGGCCGGTATCCCAGAGACAACGGCAGTTCGTCGAGTGAATGATATGTTGAACTTTGGGCGTAAAGGAAACTTCATGCGTCTTATGGATTCTATCTATCCGTTTGCTAACGTAGCTGCTCAAGCCCTAGATGCTCAGATTCGAGCCGCCAAGGGGAATCCTAAATTGTATGCCGCTAAGCTAGCTCAGTATTGGGGACTTCGCCTTACAGCTGCTTGGGCCGCATACACGCTGGCAGATTATTGTATGGACGATGTAAGTCCTTATCACAAGGTGAATAATTTTATCCTTCCTATTGGAATTTCTACCACGGACGCTAATGGTGATACGTCTCATGCTTATCTAGCTATTCCTACAGATAATTCGCCTATAGTACGAGCGATTGATGCTGTGATGTTTGCGGGAATAGACATAATGCGCGACAAGACTAATACCCTAGGCTACGAAGAGATTATTAATCGTGTCTCTCAAGATGTTCCAATATACGAAGCCGGTTCTTTTCTGCCTTCAATTGCAGCCTTTAAAGCACTATATCGAAATCAGGATCCAAGAACTGGTGATAGTATTTGGAAAGGTTCAGAGTTTGTAGACCCTTCCCTAAGAGCCTATCGAGATACTACAGATGTTGCACGAAATCTTGCTCAAGTCATCCCTGGCGATATAAGTCCTGTAGGAATAGATCGAGCAGCTTCGATGCTTGGATCGAATCCAATTACATCCTTCATGGGCTATCTGCTTCGAGACGTAACGGTTGAGGAGAAAAATAGCATGTTCCGCACTATGACAGAGGCTGTGCCTGGCATGCGTAATCTTTTCAAGTGGACTCGGCCACAAACATCCATTGCTCGAACAATTCTAAGGCAAGGCGCAAGTGATAGAGAACGCACCGTAGGGAGTATTCTGGACCATGCAGTAGAGCAGATAAAGGAGCAAGGAATTCCTTATGAGGTAGCTGCAAGAGAGATCCTTCGACACGACGATTTGAATAGCCTCGAGAAAAAAAGTACTGTCTCTCTTTTGAAAAGGAATCTAAAAGGTTGGAGGCTTTATAAGCACTATCAAGAGAAACAAGGAGAGGAGTTTATATATGACCTCCCCTCGTTTCGTGAATGGCAGGCAGTCAGTTCTGCAAATGTAGAATCTAAGGCTCGCTGGTACATGGTAAATCTTCCTAGAAAGGATGATGTTGCATATACGCCTTATAGAAATCTCGCTAAGGCTTTTGGCTTTTATGGGAGTCCTCAGTTCTTTTATTATCTAAGGGCTTTTGAGAAGGAGAAGTTCTAGGACATATCTCATAGTTAGTAAAAACATCTCCAAGAGCATTAAACATATAATTATTCTTAATGTATAATCTCTTGGAGGATGCGTTATAAAAAGCCATAGAAGAAGAATTTTTAAGTTTCTCATCTTTATCCTCTCCTTGCTTCAGTCCAAGCATAGCACTGTTCAATAGACGAAAACACAGGCTTACCCAGCTTAATAAACAGTGCTTTCTCTGCGTCGGCTCCTGTAGAATCTTCCATAAAATACCCTAGTTCTACTATATCCGCATTCAACCTAATACAACCATCCATAATACGGATTATTTCGTTGTCATACTTTATCCACATATGATAAGGCTGTGGATATAGTGTGTGCTGGAAATGTGTCCAGAGCGGTATATAAGGAGTTACTATATTATCAACAAGTAATTTGTTAAAGACCTGCATCTGGAAATGTGTATTCATACATGGATCTCCTTTTGTATAAGGAGACGCGATATAAATAACTGGTTTATGTTTCATTTGCGCTCTCCTCTTCTTTTTGTCCATAAGACACCCTGCCCAATAATTGTCCATCATAAGAGTCTTTATATTCTTGGCACTGTTTAAATAGATCTAAGTAAAGGCTTCGTTGTTCTTGGGCTTGGCGAAGTATAAGTTTGAGATTTCGAATAAGCCAATCCCGAGGCATCTCTGATATTATCTGCCCCGCGTATACGTCAAAAGGCTTAAGTTTTTTCTCTTTATTCATACGCCTGTCTCCTTTGTCCAATCACGTTTAGAAACTTCATTCCAGGCAGTTGTCACACATTCGTCTAGGGAGATTCCATAAGAAGCACAAAAATCGGCGAGGTAGATTACGATATCCCCTACGGCATCTTTGAGTTTTGCCTCGTGGTTTTCGTTTTGTCTTATCTTCTGGGACATTTTAAGGTATGCATGGTTTAGCTCACCTAATTCTTCGCCGACGCCAAGTAGGGGTTTCCATGCTTCTTGGGTTCCAAAGTTCTTTTCTGACCATTCGGCTACAGCTTGTTGTAAGGTTACGAGGTTCATTTTATCTCCTTTGTATGTTGTGTATCATCTTGTGATGAAAAATGCCTATCTGGATGTCGGCCCTCTTCGAATTCAAGCATGCAGAGATTTGCCGCATCTACAAGGTGTTCGAGATTGTGATCTTCTTGATATTTTTGTATACGCTTTATTATATTTGAAGCGCGGTCCCGAGAAGGTTTTCCAGGGGCATTTAAAGGTCCATAGCGTAAGGCTCCCTGGACAAGCCTATGCCGTTGAAGCTCCTCGAAGTCTGAGGACCATTCAGAATGCCAAAGGGCTTTGAACGTTATTGGGCGAGTGTCCTCCTCTGGAATTGGCCGGAGGAATTTTCGCATTGAAAAGCCGTGACGCATGGATCTCATCTTTTATCTCCATAAATAAGTAAATCCTATCTCGCCAAGCGTCACATATGCGAAGCAATAGGATGTAAAAGGAAAACCTACTTGAATTAGGTCTTCTAAAGAAACGCGGCTCGTAATGGGAGCGATGCGAATATAGACGTTATCGGTCATATAGACAGCTCCGGCTGAGCCTGTGAATGTGTAAGTGTTATAACGAAAACTTAGGCTTATGTTTTCGTATTGAGTAGGTATCCAGATTCCAAGGGCGAAATCGGAATAGGGTACATCGGTTTGTAAGTATCCTGGATTTACCAGGGTTGTTTCGAGTGTTTGACCTCTTACTAAACAGATTAAAGAAAAAAGCCAGGCAACTACCAGTAGTGTAATTATTAGCAATTCTAAGATAATCTTAATAATATGACTCATGTCGTCTTCTCCTGTTCTAGTCGCGTTAAATATTCTTTAATAGTCTCTGCATGGCATCTTTTAGGGACGCACCAACAAAACAGACGAACGTGCCCATATTTTCTATAGGCCTCTGTTATATCAGCTAAATAGGTAAAAAAGTCTTGTGTATGCGCACATTGCCAAAACCAGGTGTGGTACTTATCACACACTGAATCTCTTTGTTCTTCGGCATTCAAAATAAATTTGTTTCCTAGAACCGTTCGTCGATCGACTATAAAATCGAAGTTTTCAGTTGGTTTGGAATTTCGCAAGTTCATTATTTGAACACTCATATCTCCTCCTCCTTCTCTATAAGATTATAATAAACTTCTCCGGTCGCGGCTACGTATGAGAGCTGCATAACGCCCCGTTCTTGGAGTGTTCGTTCAACGATCTGAATTGATTGCGCATCCAGTTCAGAAGCAAAATTGTTTAGGATTTCTTTCCTGGATGCCTTGCCACGCATGTGTAAATACTCACGGATCGCGTTTGTAACCTGGGCATAAGTATTAATCCCGACGCCACTAAATAAGCGAGGCATCTTCCTTTCTACGTTTCGTAGAACGCGAATTGCCCTGTGAAGATCGTCAGGTTCTACGAGCCAATTAAAATTCTTTCTAGCCACAGCAAAGACCATTGCTAGCTTTCGTACATGCAGAGCCCGGCGATTACAATAGCCACGAAAGATTGGATCTTGTACAGGCCACTTATCTTTCTTTATGTTGTCTTCCTGATTGATATAATACTTATCCCAAGCTGCCCAACCAGTATCACTGAAGGATATTTCTCCATTAAAGGTCTTCGCAGCAATCTGGCGGAGATCCTCTATGAGGCATTGCCGAAGGATTGCAAGCTTGTCATTTACTACTGGGCGAGGCATAGACTGAAACTTCGCCCGTTCGACTACGAATATAATGCGGCTTGTAAAACCTCCTCCAAGAGCTTCTTGGGGAATCATACTAGGAAACCAATCAGGCGCAGAAGCTCCGAGCATATTTAAGCATACATTTGGAAGACTCTCTTCGCCAGAGGTTTTAGTCGCATTCTCCCATAGTTCGTGGGAATCAAAAAGATCTGTGAGAATCGAGAGTTTCTTTATATTTCGCTGCCCAAGAAGAACAGAAAGTTCCTCGGCAAAGATCTGCATCGACGTATGACTGATTGGTTTCTTTGTAATACGATGCATAAAGACATCATTATGCTTAGCCATATGGACTAGAAGTTGCTCAATCGTGATTGAGGCAGGCGATACAGGAAGCCCTGTTTCTTTAAAGATTGAAATTGCCGGCTTCATTGATCGACCCTTGCCCAGGCCAGAATGGCCAACTAGGACAACGAACAGATTAGGATATATTATATCCTCGGCGCCCCAAGGCATACATAATCTTCTTTGCATAGCTCCAGAAATACAACAGATCGCGTTCCATAGATGAAAAGACCTTGGGTATTCATTGTCATAGGTATACTTAAGATATGCCTCAATCCAGTCATTACACTGCCTCGGTTTTGTGTTTTTCATGACTCTCCAATAGTTTTTGAATACCTTTCATAGTCGAATCTACAGAGCTTATATCGATCTTAGTCTTGGCTCCCCAATCAAAACCGGCTTTGCATTCTGCTCGGATTACAAACTCTCGGCCCTCATAGGTGATGGGTTGCTCTAAAGCTTCCTTCACCATGATTGCAAAATGCGCAAGAGCCTCAATTCCCTGGCTTAGCGGATATTGATATCCGACCGAGTCATGTGTCTGCGAAAGCAACTCAGAGGGTCGTATAATGAGATCTCCTTTGACATCCCTACGATATATAATATCGATTGCATTCCTCACTTGATCCGCCACTGTCGATTGCGGACGGAATGAGTATGCCTGATTGAACAACTCAGGGCTCCAGCGACCTAGAAGTCTGATTCGTCGGCCAAAAGGATTTATAAGCGTTCGATTCTTATTCAGTTCATATTGAGTCCTTTGATACCAATTAGATAATCCTGGATAAGCTCGGTGGTAGTGAGTATGAAACATACGCGCGTCGGCAGTCGGAGTCTCATTCGTCAAAGCAAACTTATCAGGGCCCATACCATAGTTAAATCCATGATTTGATTTCTTTCCACATTGTCGAAATGAGAAGATCCGAGGCATAAATGTGATCTTTCTTAGGGCAGCAAGGTATTCTGGATTCTCCCGGGCGATTTCTTTTCGGATACCTTCGATTGCATCTGGATCTGACGTATGCCCAATTCGCTCATCTTCCATCTTTATAAGAGGCAGTGGCATGTTTGTAAGCATCTCAGCAGTCGCTGCGTGCGGGTCTTTTCCAGATTCTACGACTTCCATCATGCGGGCTTCATTTGCGATATATGCAGTTGCAACCCACTCTGCCTGGATTCCATCGAATTCCATATAGAGGTATCCTTCATCAGCCAGAAGAAAATGTTTAAACTCTGCCGGTAAATTTTGCTGGTTCATACCAGTGTGGAAGATCGTCTGAGACGAAGATAAGCGTCCAAAGATTGTACCTCTTGGATTATACATACAACGAAAACGATCATCGGAATCGAACTTCATATTTAGATAAGTGTTTCGAAACTTTCGATGCTTTCGAAGCTCCTGTATAATAGAGGCTGCTTTTAAAGGGGCTCTTGAGGCAGTACCTTTTGCAAGCCTTTGCAGGGCCTTATCATCACAGGTTGGCTTTTTCTTGTTTAGGTAAGGGGGAATTCCTAGATCATAGTAGAAATACTTCATTACCTGCTTAGGAGAGCCTTCATTTAAGAGCCCCATCTGCTGGGTTTCTTTATCGACGACCTTCAATGTATTATCTTCAATTGTCGCCTCAACTTCTGAGTCAAGCTCTTCCTGGAGACGCCATATTGTGGCTTCGAGATCGTCCTTTACCTTATGCACTGCTGGGGGATCTGCCCGTACGCCTCGAACCATCGGATAGAACATAGGATAGTGCTTTTCTACATCCATTCGATAAGTATCCCAGAAACCCTGCGTTCTAAGTTGTGGCTCAATTGCATTCTCCCAGATTTCCAGTGTACATGCGGCGTCTTTTGCGTTGTAGCGCCAGAACTTTGGAAAGTCCCGAATCTGGCGCCACTCTTTTCCGTCGGCTTTATAATAAGGCTCGTCGGTATATATAGAGCATAAGAAATCTAAGCCCTTCGGAAAGTCCGGATATACCACATTATGCCCAATCATAGTATCCTCAATCCGACAACGTGGATGAATATTATACTTACGAATCATAAACATTAGATCGAAGTTTATATTCTGACCTATGATAGTCATCTCTGGATCTTCTAAGAGCTCGGCCAAGATGAGAATAGAGGCCATCTCATCCTGAGCACTATAATGATCTACTGGAACACAAATTGCCTCTCGATAATCATACGAAAGAGCAAAACAGGAAAGCTCTAGAGCACCTGTAATTTCGATATCAAAGGAGATTTTCTTCGGCAGATTTTCAAGATTACAAAGGTTTTTAAATTCTGTATACCAGAGACAAAAGTCTGTGATAGTTGGATTGATAATTAGATTCCTTTTAGGAAGCCGAATATCTGGAAATTCACTTTGCACAAGCGCTTTCTTTAGGTCGTGCGTGATAAAGTATTTCTGTATATACATACGCAAGGCTGCCGCAGGATGTATCGTTGGAATTACCTTTCGTCCAGGAAGCATCGTGGATTCCATGATGGAACCTCGATATTTCGTGATTGATTCTAAGCCGCAGATAGCAGCAGACGCAACATTCCCAACAGGCACTATTACATTAGCCTTTGTCTGTACAAGCTCATCTCGTAGTTCTGCGAGATAAGGTTGAGCACGCTCGGTAAACTTACCTTTCGAAAAGAAAGGGGTTATTACATTATTCTTTGGCCGTTCTTTTATAACGTTTGTCATATAGAGTTGATACTCTGGAATACCTGCTTTGAGCGCGCAGTCACGAAGTAGCCGACCAGACATACCTACAAAGGGCCGACGTTGCCTTTCCTCTGTAGCTCCTGGGGCCTCTCCTACTAAAACGATAGGAGCGTTTATATCTCCGTGCCCAGGTACTCGAATCTTCTCTTCTTGTGTTCCAAGGATATTAAACATTAAGGCTCCTCCTTTACAAATTTACATACCGTCATCATAATAGGGTGCTCTAACTTATGATATGGCTTAAGACAGACTGCAGTCATACCATTTAACCGTTGGCCCTTTAGATGGTTTTCAAGAGCTATACGAAAAGCTTCATGTATAGGTAATTTATTATACAATCCACGAAAAGATATAGCTTCAGTAATATACCATTTTCCAGAAGAAGTAAAAAAATCCACTCGACACATATAAGGATCTTCAGTGTAATTAGTCATTAAGCCTCCTTATCTTCGAATTATATATCGATCTTTATACTCCTGAGATTTCTCATATCCTTTTACCTTTATACCAAGATTCTTACAAGCAATCAAAGTATTACCACTTCCAAGAAAAGGTACAAGGCACTGCGAAGTAGATTTAGGGCTGGCAACGGTTTGAATGACCTCTTCGATCAAGGCAATAGGTCGTTCAGTCGGATGGATCTTGTCCTTATCCGGAACCGTGTCGAAGGCGAAGACATTCTTTGCTCCGAATTTTCCAAGGATCGGAGTGCCCTTTCGAAGTAGTAAGAAAGGCTCATAGACATTTGACATATTCACCCGGGGTTGTTTGTTTTGTCCTGTTATGTTCGGTTTATACCAGATGGAAGGAATAGGATTTACTTTAAATCCAACGCTTCCAGCGATCGACATGATTGTAGGATACCATTCAGGCCCGTACCAGAAAATTACACGTGCATTGTTTCCTAAGATACGATACATTTGGAACATAAGAGTATTCAAAAACTCTGGATAGTCCTGTCGAGAAATCTCATTATAGACGTCCATCATAGCAGGAGAAGATTCTTTATTCTCATCCAAGCCAATTCCATAAGGAGGATCGCATTCAATTAAAGAGTAGTCTCCAAGCTCTCCATCCGCCATCTTATCGACAGCCGTAAAGAAGTCATCTATAATAAACTCCGGAACGGCCGGCAAGATACGATTTCCATTTTCATCCGTGATTCCTTCATCTTTTAATTGCTTACAACGATCAAGGAGCTCTTGGACCTCTTTTTTAGACTGAGCTCGTTGCTCTTCTGTGAATACGCTTTGAGGTTTCTGTGGGGCCTCTACAGGCTGTTCTTCCTTTTGTTCTTCTTCCGGCCTTGCTGCGAGCTCTTTTGCGTATATATTCTCATACAAAGCATCGATCTTTCGAAAGGCTTCTGCTTCGGTAGGAAGTTGATCGAGACCAGGAATCACGGCCATCATCTTGGCAAGTTGAAGCTGATTCAGAACAGAGCTTTTTGATAGACCAATCACGCGGGCTGTATCCTTCGCCGACCATTTATAGTCCTTTTCCAATCGAGCTTCGTGTATCTTCGATACGCCCCGGGCAAAATCTGGCCAAGCGAAATCCTCTCGCTCGTGATTCTCTATGAATTCGATTTCGTAGGTATCCTCGGTATTAATGATCTTCGCTTCAATCTCTTCCCAACCATTAAATTTTGCTGCAGCGAGCCGTCGGCCCCCAGCAATCAAGCGTATATCAGGAGTTACGAGAATTGCTGATAGTTGTCCCTTCTCCCTAAAAGAAGCCGCAAGCTCTTCGACACCAGCATAAACGGTCCGCATACGCTCCTCGATCTTGATATCATTTATTTGTATCTTTTTCGTTTCCATAAAGCAAATCCAATATTTGTTGAGGTGTTAGATTAAGTTTCTTTGCTAAGGCAACGCCCTGCTTCTTTTTTGTGGCTTTGGTCTTCTTAACTTTCTTTTCGACCTGTTTCACAGTTTGTACACGACCCCGTCGAATCTCTTCGATCCGTTGGCGTAGCTCTTGCGTAGTCATCTTCGATGCGCTCTTTTGAATATCATCCAGTAACATTAGAACCCTCCTCAATCTTTTTAATTTCTATGAGATCATCCATCACCGTAAAGCAATTGCTGAGTTTATTAGAATTCTTGTCAGCATACGCCTTATATGCTCGCAAGAGTCCTCGAACAATGGCTGATCTATAATTATGGGGAATTTCTGATATGATCTCTTGAGTCCGCTTATCGAGACCAATATGTATAGATGTTCTCCGCTTCATAATAGAATCCTTTGGTAGGAACTAGAAGGCCCCCCTCTTAGGAGGCCCTGCTAGTTTGCTGGTTTTTACTGTTCTTCAATGTCGGGAAGTTTCACTTCGTTTACCCAACGATCTTTATTGTTTTTCTTCTTTTCCAGGGTCACATCAGCAGTTTTGCCTAGGAAACTTACTACATCAATATTTCCGTCGGGCTGAACGTCGATATCAAAAGCTTGAATAAAACGCTTCAGTTCTTGCTTGATGAACTTGTGACACCCTGGATAAGGTAAATTCAGATTATACCAAATATTAGGCACGTCATCACTTTGCCCTTCAATCTGCATTATAACCTTAACCATAGGATTACCTTTCTGGGAAGTCGTTAGTTCAGCTTCAGCAATTACAACACGATAGAAACCAAATTCGACTGGCTGATCTTCTTTTATATCGGCAAAGTCCGAAGGTAAAGAAAATACGGTACCTCCAACAGTTTGATCTGACATTTTTATTCTCCATAAATATTTAATGAGAATGACCGCCCAAATATTGGGCAGGATTAGGGATAAAGAAAAATGCCCTACTTATATTGCTATCCCGAGGGCGGGGGATTTCATTCTAAGGGCGCTTAACTTAAGGCGCGTTTTTTGACTACATTGCTATAACCACGGCTAGCTAAATCTGTCATAGTCATATTAAGCTCGGTGCATAGCTGACTAAGATGGTATAACACATCACATAACTCATCTTTTATACTATCTACTTTATTATCAGTCCATTCTGGATCATACCAAATTAACTTCTTTATTTTATTAGCTATCTCTCCAGCTTCGCCACATAAGGCTAAAGAATTTAAAGTCAACCTGGCTTTTAAATCCATAGCGGAATAATTTATATCGCTATTTAGTCTAGCCGATATAGTAAGTTGATAATCATTTAGTTTCATAATTGCTTCTTAATAATGGCCCCAAGACCGAAGTCTTGAGGACGTGAGAAATCTGTGATTGTTACATCTTCTTTCGGTTCGAGCCCAACGAAGGATGTTCGAATCTGTTCGGAATAGTTATCAGGCGCTGTTTGAAGATAGCACTTTACTCCAGTGCGCTCAGTCATTCGAGTGCAACGCATTAGATGATTTACCTTCGTGATACAGCGCTTTCCAGATTTACCAGTCAGCAAAGGTTGGTAAGATATTCGCTTTGTTACCTCGTCTTGAACCATCTCATCATGGATTAGAAAGATCGCGTTCATTGGAAGGCGACAGATATTATCGAACCAGGACTCGACTAGGCGAGCGGCTGCTGTGTAGTCGGTCATAGTGGGGACATGCGCAGCTCGGTTGTCCTTTGCCATTACGGAATCGAGGGCGTGTCCTTGGAGAGTTGTTACTGTATCTGTGACTATGTTCCGATATACGCCTGGGACTACGCCATCATTTACAAGCTTAGATAAAAAAGCTCCAGCATCTAAAAATACTCGACCGGTCTCGCGTTTTTGTCCTTGTGCGGGCGGTGGGGGATTCGTCATGTCTTTCGTTGTGTAGGGCGTAAGATCTTGTTGCTCTGGCATTATCTCGATGATGTCTACGTGATCGCTACCAAACTTCTGATAAGCAGGACGAGCAGAGACATCAAAGGCCAGGACAAGAGTCTTGCCCGGAAGTGTTGCAGCGAGACTTGATTTACCTCCCCCAGCCGGCCCGACTAGGATGTAGTTATCGTTTTCAAACTTTGGTAGGCTGTTCGCCTGGACAATCTTTAGTTCGTTCGCCATTATACTCCTTGTATGCACGGATTAAAAAGTACTTTGCCTCCAAGTAAGGAAGAAGACGATCTGGTTTCTCTATGAAGAGATATACAAGATGATCATTCATCTGCCTACAAGGGAGGCAATGGGATTCTTTGGGCAGGGCCGGAGCCCCGCAGATTATGCAGCGCATGATTACCTCTTATACGCAAATCGGACGCGTGTCTTCAACACGAGCCGCTTCTTGGGTCTTCATAATCAATGCCTTGAGTTCTTCTTCGTCGAAGGGCTCCCACTTTTCGATCTTGAATCCGATCGGTTGTGCGATTTCCTTATGAGGCTCGTGGATCACTCGACAGATATCATAGAATTTACACGAGCCAAAACGCGTTTGGCAAGACTCAGGATTCCGCGTGAACATCTGCGAACCTTTTGCAAGATCACTCAAGATGCGATTTACATAAAGACAGGTCTCAGAATACCACTGATAAAGGGAGTTGAAATCCCTATATTGGGGGTACATATCAAAGACGTCCCAATGGTCTTTCTTCGTCATACATGCATTGATTACTACAGCCTCACATGACCCATGAGTCATGATTGTCGTGTAGTAATAACCATCGATCTGTGAGTCGATATGAAAGCTGTCGACAAAAGAGCGTTGAAAGCCTCCTATTTTTGCATACATAGAGGAGGTCTTAGTATCGAAGCAATACTTTTTAGAGCCTTCTTTGTATACAAGGTCTCGCCGTCCGATGAGCATTGTCTCAGTTAAGGGGGCATGACAGTGAAGACAATACTTGTTGTTCTCCCAATAGGACTCCGATAGGTGTTCCATGCAATAAGGGCATTGGTGCCGAGAGAAGAGCGGGACTGCAAAGGGCTCTTCGATTTCTAAGACTTCGATCTTTGAAAGCCAATGCTTATACTTATCAAGCCAATTACTAAGCATTGTGGCCGCTACGGAAGGGATTCGTGGAAACCACATCTCGAGACCCTCATCAGTCGTAGGGCCGTTTCGCTTCTTCCATTCCGCATCAAAGGCGAGCATAGCTGCATTTAGGAGTTCAGCTTTTGGAAGCTTATCTTTCAGCTCGAAGATCTTCGCCATCCCTTCATGGTAGGCCCCGCCAAAGACAAGAGCTGGAGCGTCTTTGTTCACGGCCCAGTATAGGATGTGAGAAAGTTGAAATTCCCGAGGACATTTTTTGTATGTCTTTATCCGGGAGTTATCATAGGTCAGGATTTGTTGTGTGGGCATTCTGAGTCCTCCAAGATAGCTTTTAAAAGATTACGTGTAAAAATATCGGTATCTTTTACAATGAGAGTTTTCTTGTAAAGTTTTGGGGCTGTGGCTCGTGCATGATAATTATGCACCGCCTGTCCGTCAGGCCAACTGCGACTCAACTGCTCCATAATACTCTCCTCAGAGCCTTTCATTACACAGATTTGAATCGCCATTAGTTCGTTGCTCATTTGGCCTCCAGGATAGTATTCTTAACGCACTTAAGATGAAGCTCCCCAAGGGAAGAACTTATCTTAAAATCCTCACCCTTTACCATATCTCGAAGTTCCTTATAGAAACAATACTTTTGTATATCTACAAGCATATCCAAGCGGGCTTCCATTTCCCGATAAAGATTCTCAAAGCCTACGATCCCACTAAGTTCGTAGTCATTCTTAGCTTTGGCTATCAGGGCTAGGATTTCCTCCTTAGGATTACGCCCTTGCGGAGTTTTTAACCAGTCTTGCGATTTCATTTCGTTGCTCATTTGGATTCCTCCTTTAATTGTTCATTATTCTCTTTCCATTCTTGTCTAGTGACTAACTCTTCAAGGTATACATGAGCAGAGAAGATATCACTTATCTCTGCTAACTCGTCTGGATATGCCTGAGTCAGGAAATTCACAGCAACATCGATATTACCTTCGGCAAGGTCGAGATATTTCTGGGCTTTTCTTTGAATCCATTCGGCAGTGCTTTGTTTACGTGTAGCTAAAGACCAAATCTCGACGATTGGGAGTTCGAGCTTTTCGCGTTGTTCCGAAATCCGATGGTACAAAGCCCTATCCTCCTGCCAATTAGTATGAGCTGCTTGATACTCATACATAGCGGCCCCTCGTTTTTTCTCCTCAGATTTAGGCACAAATACGCATTCTTTAATTTCCCAGATATTGTTCTTGTGTCGTACATAATGCTCATGATCCAGAATGTCGTGTTGATGGCTACGAAGACACCCTTGTATAGCCTCGGCAGTATCTCGCGTCCTACAAGTAATTCCTGCTAGCTCATAAGCATTTGGAGCGTCATCATAATGAGGCTTCTTCGGTTCCGGTAAAAGCTCAGGAAGTAACGGAATCCCTTGTTCGGCACAAGCAAGATCGACAAGTCGATTAATGTCATCTTGGTCAAGTTTGATGATCTCGTCATGAGCCATCTCAGTTATTTTTTTCATTCTTTTTCTCTCTAAAAGAGGATGCGCCGCTCCTTACGAAGGGCGCAGACCTCAGGGTTTATTTATTCTTCCAGGATTTTTGACTATTCGAAGTCTTCAGGTTCGTTGATACCTTCGTCTTCGTCCTCGCCTTCCTCGACTTGAGAAGCGACGAGCTCCTCGACATCCAGATCGGCCAGGGCAGCTTCGACTTCTTCTTTAGACATACCAGAGAACAATTTAGCCAGTTTATCTTTGGTAGACAATTTAGACCTGTTCCCACCAGTAAGTTTCCAGGCGGCCGCAGCGGCTGTGACTTCCTCTTCTGAGTTCTTCACTAGGCCGGTCTCATTGTCTTCGGCTGCGAGCTGACCACGAACGAATGCTTGGAATTTAATAATTAGCTGGGCGTTAAAAGTATCAAAGACCACTTTCTCCCCAAAGATTTCTTCCGCTTCTTTAATGCTTTCCGGAACCATTAGAGGCACTTTGATACTTCTCTCCTTCTCACCTTTTTTAGCATTCGCAACAACTTCGATGATTTGTTCTTTCATTTGTAATCTCCGTAAAGAGTTTAGATGCCTCTCAATTAAGAAAACAAAGGAGCGATTTTGAGAGGGCTTACTTTAGGTGCTCCTTTGTAGGGAAAGGATCCCTTATAAGAGCGATTATATAGTAGATAGGATTCGAACCCGCACCTCGTCAAGCTGGATGGCTAGAGCGGCTAGCTTCCCTTACGACATCGTATGTCAGCCAGGCATTATTTTTCGCTTAGAATTTCGAACCTAGGGAGCAAATTAGGTTCTACTAAGCGCTTCTGCCACTACTATAATAATCGCCCTTATGAGAGATCCTCCTTTAAAAGTTTCTGTAAGGCTACAATTCCAGATACGATCTTTTGAGCTCGCTCTTGATTTTCTAATTTGCCCTCTACATCCTTAAGTCTTTCTCTAAGATATAAGATCTCAGCTTCTAGCGGATCGGTATATTTCTTTATATTGTAAGCCCGGGCAAGTTTGTGTACAAGCATTTTATCTATCATTCGTATGTCTGCTATCGCTGTACAATACTCAATAGAAGGCGTCCTTACTTGTGCGGCGCGTTTAAAAGCCAAGTGAGTTAGTAGCCTTACAGAGTTTTGTAGACGAGTCCAATAATCTATGGCGTAGTCTTGTTTGTCTTCCATATCTAAGCTCCCAAATTAATAAGTTTAACTCTCTGTGGAGAGTTCTCGAATGTAACCTCTGGAAGCATTTGCTTAGGAAGCTCCCAGCAATTCTCCGGAGTCGTGAAACTTTCAAAGATTCCAGTCTTTTTAAGAAGTGTAGGTTTTCGCCTATGGATGTATAAGTATCCATCTCTATCGCGAGCTATCCAGAGAGCCATCTTCTGCTCCTTTTTCTATGATTAAAGATTTTCCAAAGTTGGTTATTAGGAGATATGTTTTTCCGGGGCGTGCATACAATTTGCCCTGGATGAAAGTTTTTAATCTCTCTGCATAATATGCCCAAGGCTTTACTTTTTTCCCGCGTATGTCTTCACTTGGAATAGGATAAAACCAATCCATAAGAAGAAAAGTTACTGGTTTGGCGCCCGAAAATAAAAAGCCTTCTGGATATTTGTCTGGTAGTTCAAATATACGACAAAAATTAGTGTCATTGGACACGTAAGACTCAGTTTTGTTTTTCATTTAGATACTCCTTCGATGTGTAGATTGTGTATGTCAGTCTTTTCTATGCGCCTTTGTTGCGGGAAGAGCCACATTACATAGCCGTTTTCGATTAACCAAATTAAGGCTTCCGCCCTGCCTTCGGCCTCTGTATCTTTGTAAAATAAAGGCGCTTTACTTTCCCATTTAGGAAGATAATAATCATCCAGTAGCCGCCAATAAATTTTTCCATTATCTACATTCCTCACTACAGTATAAGGTTGTAATAGAACGCCGAGTTCGGCGACTGTCAGTGCCGGATAAAAAGACTCCGGATAATCATAAAGTGCAATTACGTCTTCCGCTTCTAGATAGGCTAATTTTGGAGTTTCAAAATTAAAACACTCCCAATGAAAAGTTGTATCTAGCGTAACTCCAAGCTCAGTTAGTTTTCTTGCCTGATCAAACGAGCAAACTTGATCTTCTAATTTCATTTTATCTCTCCATTACAATTTTTACATTCAGGATTCATACATTGCCCGGTAACTTGATGAATCGTTTTTCTATTACAGATATCGCATACTTCAGAATATTCACCGGCTTGCTCTTCTGGTGTACATTTTCTCGCTTTAACTAATTCAGAATAAACTTCTGCCTGAACCTTTCCAGACGATCTCGCTATTCTATACGAATCCGACCAACATTTCTCACATGATGACATAAGACTCCTATTCTTCCCACTTACAACTATTACAATTAAAAAGAATCTTCGTACGCAAAACTCGAACAGGGCTTGTTCTTGTCACATAGAGGACCTGGATGTGTCCTTCGAGCGTTCGAACAAGATAGCAACTATAATCCGGGCTTTGCGCAATGAAGTATACGTTTGTGAATTCATTCGAGCTTCGAATCGCCTGTTCTGACAGGGCAGTCGAGCCTAGCTGTGTCGTGCAGCCCAGGAGAAGCGAACAGCAAAGCGAAAATAGAAGCTTTTTCATCTCTTTTCTCGCTTTTCTTTCTTAGGCGTCATTACTGAGATGCCTACATAGCAGCCAAATGCCCAGATGGCAACAAGAGTAAAGCCCAGAGCTTCAAGAATTCTTTTTAGTGTTTTCATTTTGTTTCCTTATCAAAAATCCCATTGCCAAGTATGTTCATAACCACAACGAGGACAAACTAGAGTGCCATAAGAACACTGCTCGTTTGTTATAGTGAATAGACTATTTAAGCTCTTATGCCCAAATAGATAGCATAATAATTTATGCCAGCGAGTTACTTTCATTCTTCCTCCTCATCATCATCTACTCTCCCTCCCGATGGATAAGGAAACAAATCCCCAAAATCATCCTGATCTGCAGCTTGTTCACTTCGGATAAAATCTAAGGCGTTTACATTATCTGGAAGTGTTGTATCTTCTTCCGCCTGTCGAAGGGCATCTAAATTATCTACGGAGATATACTCCTCCCCAACAGGAGCTCCAGACTTGAATTCACGAAGCTTCGCTATTGCGGCCTCTTCCGAGATTGGCTTTAACGTACCGTCTTGGATACGCGAAATAATCAGAGAGTCGATAATGAGCTGGAAAGCCCATTGAAAAGATCGGCCAGCCGGATCTCGACCCATCTTTCGACAGTATTCTAGGACCTGCCAGACCTGAGCCTTCGTTGGGCGGATCCTTACCGTCGTCCGATAGTCGGCAATCTTGCCGGCGTTTATTTGTGCTTGCGATTTTACAGGCAAGCCGACAGAAGCTTGTTCTTTTCGATATTCTGAAGCATTCCGTTGCTTCATGTATTCGAGTTTTTTCTCAGACATCTTTTATGCTCCTTTTTTCTCCCCAGCCAACCAACCGGGAGGACCCTAGACACAAACTCCAAGACCCTCCACAGCTAGCCCTCTTTGGGAGAGAGTTTTTTGTTATCGAGGTGTGATCTTTTGAATTACCCACTTTTCAGCTTTTAGCTCGTCACCCTTCGGAATTCCTTCTGTTCGATATACTTGAACAATCGCGATTCCAAGAGGATTGAATTTCCCACCTGACTCTACAGCCACGATATCTCCGGGTTCGAGATCTATGTCTGTGAAGAAGCTATAAAGAACTGGCCTTGCTGGTGAGTAGATACATTGGACTACTTTCATT